GGAAAAGGAGGCAGCGGTGTGAATGGATTGGAACAGGTCAAAACAGCCCTCGCTGACGCACTGAAAAAAGCCGGAATCGCTGCGCATACTGCTTACTCACCAGGTTGGGCCAAGGCCTACCAGGAGCCGGTGGTGGCAGTAGGACTGCGCACCGGTGAAAGCAAGGGCGGCACCATGGGCTGCTATATGGGCCAGCGGGTGGACCCGGATACACTGGATTGCCAGGAAGTCTATGGAATGCGGCTGGAGCTGGTGCTGTCGCTGGACATCTACTGTCCGCCCGGTGAGGGGGCAGGACGGTGCGACAGCGTTCTGGAGGCGCTGCATCAGGTAATGCTGAACGGGCTTCCCTCCGGACTGCGGCCCACGGAGCTGAAATGGGAGGAGACCGTCTGGGACGGGGACACCTCCATGTTCCTGCGGCGGGGCAGTCTCGCCTGCGGTGCGTTCTTCGTCGCGGAGACAACGGAAGAACAGCTCAATCTGACTGATTTTATTTTGAAAGGTGTTGTGACCAAATGAACAGTATCATCCATGAGCGTCCGGGAGTCTATTCCTCCTATGACGCGTCCGCCTCACTGCGGGGCGGCAGGTCCGTCCGCGTCGTCGGCGCGGTTGCCAAAAGTAAAACCGGAACGCCTAATGTGCCGGTGACCATCACCAGCTATGAGATGGGACTGAGCGTGTTCGGTGAGGACAGTACGGCATCCCCCGGCATGTCCACGCTGCTGAAACTGCTGTTTATGGGCGGTGTGTCCACTGTGTCGGCTGTGGCTGTAGACGGCGAAGACTATGCGGGAGCGTTCGCCGCCTTGCAGAGCGCGGAAAACGTACAGGTGGTGGTCTGCGACAGCGGTGAACTGGCGGTACAGCAGGCCCTTCGGGCCAGTCTGGAAAGCGCTTTCGCCGCACGCCGGGAGCGGGTCGCCGTAGTGGGCATGAATGGCGCTTCCACGGAGGAGCTGATCGCGCGGGCCAAGGAGCTCAACAGTGAGCGCATGGTACTGGTCGGCCCGGACGGGCTGGACAGCACGGGGAAGACGCTCCCAGGCATCTTCGCTGCGGCGGCTGTGGCGGCGGCTATTGCTGTCACCAGAGATCCCGCTATTCCCCTGAACGGCTCGACTCTGTATGGCCTGGGCGGGGTCAGTGAGCAGTACAGCGACAACGATATCGATCTGTTGGTGCGGGGCGGCGTGACACCTTTGGAGGCGGTTGGCGGTGTGGTTTCCCCGGTACGGGGCATCACAACGCGCACTACCACTGGCGGAGCGGACGACTCCACCTGGCGGGAGCTGACCACCATCCTGATCGTGGACGACGTAATCCCTTCTATCCGCCAAAGCCTGCGTTCCCGGTTCAGTCAGGCGAAAAATACGGTGCAGACCAGAGGCGCTATCCGCTCCCAGGTCATTGTGGAGCTGGAGAGCAAGCTGCGTGCGGAGATCATCGATGGCTACAGCGATGTGACGGTGTCCGTGTATGATGACGATCCCACAGTATGCCTAGTGGAATTCAGCTTCTCCGTTGCCCACGGTCTGAATCAGATCTATCTCACCGCCCATATCACGATTTAAGGAGGTTGTGACCTATGGAAGTAACAGGATTTCCTACCAGTTGTGACATTTATCTGGAACTGGAAGGCCGGAAGGTCGCGGTCGTACAGAGCTATACCGCTAAGGCTACCAAGAGCAGCCAGGTAGTGGAGGCCTTTGGCGAGAGTGAGCCGGTGGCTACGATCAACGGTCAGAACAAGTATGTAGTGGAGCTGACCCGGCTCTACGCCACCGATGATGCCATCAGCGACGGCATTGACTTCTTCACTCTGGCGGACTTCTCCCTGGTCATCTGCAAGCCGGACCGGAAGGTCATCTACAGCGGCTGCCAGTGGAGCGCCATTCAGGAGGAAGGCAAGGTTGGCTCTATGGTAGCTGAAAAGGTAACGCTGGTGGCCACAAGCCGCATTGAGGTGGCGGCCTGATGGACGAGGAGAAGCTGATCCAGGTCAGTTTCCAGATCCCGCCCAGTGCGCTGGACAGCCTCTCCAAGCTGGCGGAGCAGCTGCGTATGCTGACGGAAACGGTCGCTGCGCAGACTGTCTCCGCCCCCAGGGCTGAGGAGGGCGAACGCGGGAGAAGTGATTCCTTTGACTCCGAGCGCTTCCTGGCGCTGCGGCAAAGCGCAGAAATCCTGCCGCAAACCGTCAGATCGGATGTTTCGGACATAGAGGACGCAAAAACTGTCTCCGCTGCGGTTTCCCAGGTTGATGATACAAAGACAGCCTCCGCCGCAGTCTCCCAAGTCGAAGACGCAGAGGCAGTCACCGCTGCAATCTCTCAATCAGGTGACGCAGAGGCGGTTTCCGCTGAGGTTCAGAAAGAACTCCAGGACGCTGAAAGTGCCGGAGATACGCTATATCATCATCCTGAGGATACTGCTGTGGCGGATATGGCCAATGACCCATGGCATACTCCGTTGGAGGAGCGGGATTTCCCGCTCCCTCCTGCGGAAACAATCCAGGTAAGCCCGCCCGACAATATTCCTTCCGTTCGGGCGGACGCAGAGAAGACTGTACCTTACGCGCCAGAAGCAAGACGCGATGTGGAGCAGCAGATCCCCGATATAGAGAATGCGCGGACAGACACAGAGAAACGGGATCTTGCACTGGCCGCCGTTCAAAGCGAGGTATCCGGTGGAGTTGAAACACCGCTGGGCGCTGGTGTGGTTGTGCAAACCCAGCCGGAGATGCCGCAGAGCCGGTGGAGCGATGTGGCAGAGGAACTGGTGATTCCAGGCCCCGCACCACTGACGGCGGAAGCCGTGTCGCTGGCCTTCGAGCGGGATGGACGGCGGTATGACAACGGGTTCCCGCTGTATTGACGGAGGTGACTGAAGATGCTGCTGGCTCCAATGCGTTACAAAGACTATATCTGGCCCTACAATCCGGCAACCTACTCCATCACCTACGAACGGCAGATCGCGGTACACAAGGTCCCGTTCGGGCACTACTGTATGCAGGATCTTGGCCTGGGCTGCCGGGTTATGCGGGGGCAGGGAGAATTTTCCGGAGAGGGCGCCTATGATGAATTCAAGAAGCTTGCTTCCATCTTCTACGATGACGGACCAGGGCTTCTTATCCATCCGCTGTGGCAGATTTCCAATGCCTACTTCACTGCCTTGAAGCTGGAACAGGAGCCTCTGCCGGATTATGTTCGCTACAGCTTTGAGTTCCGGGAGCGGTACGACGAGTATAATGACAGCTTGACCTCTCTGGGTTCGACAGGCGGCGGCAGTACCGTTCAGAATACAAGTACAGCCCCATCAAAGACCACCTACTCTGTCGTCAGCGGAGACACCCTGTGGGGGATCTCCAGACGGTACGATGTAAAGCTGGAGGACCTGCTGAAGGTCAATCCGGGGATCAAGAATCCCAATCTGATCCATGTTGGAGAGGAAGTGGTGATCCCATGATGACCATGTATCTGGAGACTTACGACAGCGAACGCTTCCAACTGCCAATCCTGCTGCGGTGGGATCTTACCCTCACGGGAAGTGTCCCCTGTGACAGTATGACCGTTACGTGTCTGTACGACGAGAGCATGTCGGGTGTACTGCCCAAGGCAACCCGGTTCACCGCCTTTCAGGATGGCGAGACCATGCTGCGGGGTGTAGTTGACGCCTATGAGATTTCTCTGTCCCGGCAGGGGCTTCTGGCAACGGTGGATGGCCGGGGGATGGCTGCGCTGCTGCTGGACAATGAGTCGGAAGCACTCTCCTATGAGCGGGCGGTACTGTCGGAGATCCTGGGAAACCACGTGTCCCCTTATGGCATCCAGGTAGGGTCTCAGCAGAGTATCTCCGGAAATAACTATGCTGTGGCTTCCGGTTCCAGCCAGTGGAAGGCTCTGCAAGGGTTCACCAACCGGTTTGGTGGATTTGACCCCTACTTTACCAGGGACGGTACGCTGGTTGTCCAGTCGCTGTGGGGCAGTGGGAAGGAACTGCAAGTAGACGATAATACGCCTCTGCTGTCTCTGCGCAAGCGGGAACAGCGGTATGGTGTGATCTCCGAAATGCTGATACAAGACAAGATCCAGAACATCACCCATTCCGTGCAGAATCAG